ATCAACCTCAGTTGTCGCTTGCGGTTGATTGTATCGCTATTGCCATCCAGTCTTTGGAGCCTAGTTTAACAACTCTGCATCGAATTCTAGCAGTGATGAAAAGACTTGATCCACCAACGGCTGAATTATCATTGCCGCCTACCAGGTAAAGAGAATCATTGACCACCATAAATGCTTCAGATAATGCTGCGGGTCCAAAATTGTCTGGGTATAGATCAGAAGTATGACTCCCGATGTTATTTGTTTGATCAATTGAAAGAGCTCCAGAAGCAATCAAACTTTGATTGTCTGCTCGGACAAATGCAGAACCTGGGTTTAGATCAGTTAATTGTGCTTGTACTGCACCATTGCCAGTAAGGAAACCATCAACTGATTGGTCAAAGTCACTGCCTCTTTGGTAAACTAAATCTACCATTTCAACTGCAACCGCTTGCCCTGTTGCTACGTTTACATAAGCACCAAGGTCAATAACGCCTTGTACTCTGGTACCGCTTGCACTTGCTGCGGGTAAAGTTATTGTCTCTGTCAAATAAAAGCTGCCTGTTTTTGCTGTCGCCATGCTTACTTGTGGCTGCCGACCGCCTATAAACATCACTTTTATCTTCTAATCGGTGGCAGAACGTCGGCAGTACTTATTACCACCACTTCCCCTCCTCCACCCGTTCCTAACTAGCCTTACTATTTTACTATGTAAGTTCAATTTTTACAGCATATATATATACAAAAACTATCTAGGACCAATCATGATAAAACAACATGTTTGCATAAATTGTGGTATAGACTGGAAAGACGATGGACCTTTAGTGTTTTTTTGCTGGGTTTGTGGGAGTGTTTTAGCATGAAGCGTCATAAGATGGTTAATCTATGTCCAACAACGTTTGAGATCGCTTCAAAGATGCCTAACTTTAGCAAATGGGTTCGACAAGCTCTCCTGGAGACAGATGATAGAAATTCATTTGTACAACGTTATCAAATGTGGTGTCCAAAACATCCGGAGTATCTAATCTTTAGAACAACTGTACCAATGTATGCACCCTATTGTGCCATCGAAGATGAGAAAGGACGTTGTTGCAATATGGAATTAACTGGGAAGTGGGTTCAAGCATGATGTGTACGTGCGCGATATGTGGTTTCTTTGGTGAAGTCTTTGACTATCATCTGTGGAGAACTACTGATAGACGTTATCCAGAAGTATGGATTTGTGATGTTTGTTACGTTAATCTATAATGTCTAATGGGTCAGTTATAATCAATAGTCCTGCTAATGATTTTGCCGAAGTATAAACTAATCCTGCTGGTGATAACTTACGCAATGGTAATGGTATAGTTGGTAGATTATCAATAGCAGCTAAAGCTCTTTCTGTACCAGTTGTTCTATCGACTTGTCTAGTTGTACGTACAGGAATAGTAGATTGAAATTTTTCGGTTCTTTTAGGAGTAATTACCTGGTCAAATATAATTCGCGTATCAGAAACTTTCCTAGAACTTTGTAGCTCTAACCACTCTAAAGCAGATAGATCCATTCTAATCAAACCTGATTCGCAAGTTCGTATGATCTCTTAAGCCTCATCATGTATTCAAGATCAGGCTCTTCTACAGTAAACGCATCAAGTATAACCCTTACAGGAGGTAATGTTATGTTTTGAATTCCTGAAGTTAAGTCTCCGTGGTCAGGCACGTTCATAATACGATAACAATAAAGACAATCTGCTGCTGTTGGTTCTAAGCTAGAAAAATAATTGTCAACTGCGGCAAGCATGGTAGCACTACCAGAACTAGTAAAAGCACCAGATCCAATAACAGAATTAGGATAATATATTTTGTAACTACCGTGTATTATATGTTCTCGATTAAAGTTACCCCAATCATATACCCCTACAGCAGCAAAATTCGTAAAGCCTGGCATTCCAACAGTAGCAGCTAACATTTGATCGTCATTTAAGGGAACTGAACTGACTAGAATAGTTTCTGTTGTAAATTGGGACGAAGGATCATAGCTTTGTTTCCAAGTAATAAACTCTGATCCTCCTTTTTGTTCAAAAGACCTTCTGAATCCAACTGTTAAATTATCTTGAACATATCCTGAAAGGTCTATTTTTTGTTCTGCAACGTATAATCTATCACTACTTAATGCTCTTACGTCTGTTGATGGATTAAGTTTGTAGAAATTACCTGAAGGTACAGCTATAGTTTTTAATACAAGCCAGGGGAATTCTACAGTTAATTGTCTATCCATTACTTTTTCACCTCTTTTTTCTTCTTTGGCTTTGGTTTGTCTGAAGGTTTTTCAACCAATTTTAATAGCCGATCTAGTGGACTCATTTCTTAGACCTCTTGAATGCTTTAGACATGGCTGCTAAATCTAGTCGTCCTTTTTTGTCTCCTCTTTTGAACTTGATGTGGTTAGCTCTGTTCTTAATGTAACGTTGCCATTGCGATAGTTTACGTCTAGTCTTCTTAGCCGTTGTTTTAACTTCTTCAACGGTTTCAACAACAGAAGCAGTAGCGCGCTCAGCATCGCCAAGTAATGCTCTAAGTTCATTTAGAGTTCCCTCAATCTTAACCAAGGTATCAACCTCAGTTGTCGCTTGCGGTTGATTGTATCGCTATTGCCATCCAGTCTTTGGAGCCTAGTTTAACAACTCTGCATCGAATTCTAGCAGTGATGAAAAGACTTGATCCACCAACGGCTG